GCAGGAGAGCGCACCATCGCTCGCCGCGCTGTGCGTGTGCTATAGCGACTGGGTTGACCTGGCGCAAGACCTTCGGCTCAATGGGCGCACCACCGTGCAGTGGAGTCAAACGGGCGGTTCCAAGACCGTCGCACGGCCCGAGGTCGTTATTTTTGCCGACACCGATAGGCGGTTCAAGGCGTGGCTCACCGAGTTTGGACTGACCGATGCAAGTCGCGGAAAGGTTGCCGGAAGCCCACCAGAGGCCGCCGACCCAACCAACCCACTCGGGGCCTACGGCCTCCAGTGATCCCACCACCCAATACGCGCAAGATGTAGCCGAGGGCCGCATCGTGGCGGGCCCGCACGTGCGCGCGGCGTGCCGTCGGCATCTGCGTGACCTCCAGACCGGGCATCTGCGCGGCCTGCGCTTCGACCTGGACAAGGCGCGGCATGCGCTGGGGTTCTACCCGCTGGTCCTGCGCCTCAATGGCGGCCAGTTTGAGGGCATGCCGTTTGAACTGCATGAGTCGCAGGCATTCATCGTCGGGAGCCTCTTTGGCTGGATGCGCGAGGATGGCACGCGCCGGTTTCGCGTAGCCTACATCGAGGAGGGTAAGGGCAACGGCAAGAGCCCGCTGGTTGCCGGCATCGGCATCATCGGCCTGCTGGCGGATAACGAGCCGCGCGCCGAGGTGTACGCGGCGGCCACGAAAAAGGACCAGGCGATGATCCTGTTCCGCGACGCCGTGGCCATGGTGGAGCAATCGCCAGCGTTGCAGCGCCGCGTGAAGCAATCGGGCCGCGGCGACAAGGTGTGGAACCTGTACGACGAAAAGACCAACTCGTTTTTCCGCCCCATCTCCGCGGACGATGGCCAGTCGGGTCCGCGGCCGCACATCGGCCTCATCGACGAGGTGCACGAGCACAAGACCGCCACCGTGGTCAACATGATGAGCGCCGGCCGTAAGTGGCGTCGCCAGCCCCTCATCGTGCTCATCACCAACAGCGGTACCGACCGGCAAAGCGTGTGCTGGGAGTACCGCGACAAGGGCACCCGGGTGTGCGCCGGCATCGAGGAGGACGACACGCTCTTTGCGTATATCTGCGCACTCGACGGGGAGGGCGAGATGACGGTGCCCCTCGACAAGGTGCCCGAGTACGTGCAGAGTTATTGCCGGTGCGACGCGGCGCCAAACCTGACTGGCCACACGGACGAGTGTTTCTTGTCGCGCGCCAAGATGACGCTAGCCGGGCTCAAGGTGGCGCATCCTGGGGACGACCCGTACATCGACGAATCGTGCTGGGTCAAGGCCAACCCGACGTTGGGCACGATCATCCAGCCGCAGTACCTGCGCGATGAGGTCAATGCGTCGCGCGGCATGCCCAGCAAAGAGAGTTCGGTGCGCCGGCTCAATTTTTGCGAGTGGGTCGAAGCGTTCAACCCGGCCATCCCGTACGAGGTGTGGCAAGAGTGCGGCGCGGAGTACACCCTCGACAAGTTCCGCGGCATGCAGTGCGTGGCCGGCATCGACCTGTCAGCGACCACCGACCTCACCTCGATCGTGCTGGACTTCTTGATCGGTGACGTGCATTGGCTCTGGCCGATGTTCTGGATCCCGGACGACGGCCTGGCGAAACGGGCCAAAAAAGATCACGTCCCGTACGATGTTTGGAAAACGGCTGGTCACATATATACTACGCCGGGTGCTGCCATCGACAAAGATTTCGTGATCGAGCAAACCGAAGCGTTGCTCGGGCGTTACGATATCAGGATCAAGGCGGCGCCGTTTGACCGGCATCGCATCGACGTGCTCCAGGCGGCGGCCAACCGGGTCGGCGCAAGCTGGCCGTTGATACCGTTTGGCCAGGGGTTCGTGTCCATGGGCCCAGCGTGGGACTCTTTTGAGACAAAACTGGTGGAAAGAAAAATGCGCCATCCTCGAAACCCCTGCATGAACTGGAACGCGGCCAACGCCGTCACGGTGAGTGACCCGGCCGGCAACAAGAAACTCGACAAATCCAAGGCGACAGGCCGCATCGACGGCATGGTTGCCGGCACGATGGCGGTAGGGTCGCAGGACGCGGCCGCTCCCGCTGACGCTGCACCGAGCATCGAATGGCTCTGAGAGACTACTTCCCGCGCTGGCGCAAGGCTGCGCCCGAACCGGGTACCAGCGCGGCGCTGGAGAGCATGGCGCTCACACTGATGGACGAGCCGATGCAAAACGCCGTCCAGGTGCACAAGGCGGATCCGCAAAGCGGCCCATTCAGTCACAGCGTCTACCGCGTCATGGCGGGGCTGCACATCAACGAGGACTCCAGCACCCAAGTGGCGGCCATATGGGCGTGCATGGATGTGATCGCCAAGGCGCTATCTGCCAGCGACTGGAACGTGCTGGGCGGGTACCGCGGCGAGGCGAACAAGCAGGCCCTGCCACGCGACAGCCTGCAGTACCTCCTCAACACGCGGTGGAACAGCGAGATGACGGCGCAAGCGGGCAAGCGTGCCATAGCGCTGGGGGCCGTGGGGATGGGCAACGGGTACGCCGAGATCGAACTCGACATGGCGGGGCGCATCAAAGCCTTGTGGCCAATCGCGCCGCACCGGGTCGAGCCGCGGCGTGATGAGGAGACGGGGCGCCTGTTCTACCGCATCACGCAGGAATACCGCGGGGGCTGGGTGGACCTGGAACCCGAGGAACTATTCATCATCCGCGGCGCGTCGCTGGTTGGTTTCTCGGGCGACAACATGCTCGCGCGGGCCATTCGCACCATAGCCGTGGCGCTCGCCATTGACCAGTACGCCGAAAGCTACTTCGGGAACAATGCGCAAATGGGGACCGTCTTTAATTACAAAGGCGGCAACATGGACGACCCGAATTACCAGCGTGCCAAAGAGTCCCTCACCAAACGCCACGCTGGCGTGAAACAGGCGTACACCACAGGATTGCTGACGGGCGAGTGGGACATCAAAACTTTCGGACAGAACATGGAGCAATCGCTCTACTCCGAAGTTAAGGCGATGACCGTCGACGATATCTGTCGGTGGTTCCACGTTCCGCCGCACAAGATCGCGCATCTGGTCAAGTCCACTAACAACAATATCGAGCACCAGGGTCTCGAGTTTTCGCGCGATACGCTGCGGCCGTGGGTCAAAGAGATCGAGCAAGAGGCCGACTACAAGCTCGTCCCTTACCGTGGTCCACCAAAATTCATCGAGTTGGATGTCGACTGGGCAGAGCAAGGCGACTACAAGAGCCGCGCCGACGCATACGCAGTGCTGCGCAACATCGGGGTGTTCACAGGCAACGATGTCGCGCGCAAGCTGGGCGAGAACACCTTTGGGCCCGACGGCGATATCCGCATCGTCCAGGGCGCCAACGTGCGACTGGAGGATGTCGGCGCGGCCTACGTCGGGGAGGGCGCCGCCCCAGCGGGTAAGGATGACGATGGCGACGACACGCTCAAGGCGTGGCTCACGAGTGTCTACGCACGGGTGCAGCGTCGACTCAAGGCGGCGAGTCAAGACAAAGGCGAGGAGGCTGGTCGCAAGAACGCGCAAGCCTTCGCCGCGGACGTGCTCGCCGATTTCCCGCTGGAGGTACGGGGCGCCGCGTTGCTGGGCGCGCAGCGCGTGATCGAGGGCGCGGACCCGGCCGAGGCCGCAACGGAGGCACTATGCCGCAAATAAACGTCGTCAGCATGGAACCCCTCAAAATCGACTATGACTTTGAGACGGACGTAGTGACAATCGAAGGCATCCGCTACGCGGGTGGTCTGTTCCGCGGTCTTGGCATTGGCGGGCTGGAGCCCGGCACTGCGCTGCGCATCGTCAACCGCGACGACGGCGTGTTGACGGTCGAGCAATTACGAGAGGTCAAATCATGAAATTCTTTGCGAAGGCCACTGGGCCCAAAAAAGGCGCCGTTTACCTCTACGACGCCATCGGGCAGACGTGGGAAGGGGGCATCACCGACAAGTCTTTTGAACGCACCCTGCGCGACTTGGGCGCGGTGGCGGAGCTCGACGTGTACGTCAACTCGCCGGGCGGCAACGTGTTCCACGGCGTGGCCATCTACAACCAACTCAAGCGTCACCCGGCCGCGCGCAAGACGATGCACATTGACGGCATCGCGGCGAGTATTGCCAGCATCATCATCATGGCCGGCACGGACATCGAGATCGCATCCAATGGCATGGTGATGATCCACAACCCGTTTGGCATGTGCTTCGGAGGCGCCGAGGACATGCGCAAGGTCGCCGAGTCGCTCGACAAGGTGCGTTCCGTGTTGCTGGACACCTACGTCGCACGCACAGGCGGCAAGTCTGCTGAGATCAGCGCGTGGATGGACGAGGAGACCTGGATGACCGCCGACGAGGCGATCAAACGCGGGTTCGCCACGAGCAAGACAACCGAAGCGGCTATCAAAGCAGAGTTCCCAATGCTCACAAACTTTGCTAAACTGCCCGGGAATTTGAAGCGGGATGCTACGTCTGTTGATGCCAAGCTGGCATCGATGAACATGCGAACGCTGCGAATGCGCAACGCCAGTGTTGCGAAAGCGTGAAGTAACGCGACCACCTCATCAATCCTCAAGGAACCTACCATGAAAAAGTCTCTGATGCTGGCCGTGACCGCTCTCGCAGTCGCCCAGGCACTCGCAATCCCCGCTGGCGCGATGCACCTCTACGCTGAAGGCCCCGCCGTGACCCTGCAACAAATGCGGGACCGCCTGGCCACGGTCAACGAGATGTGCAACAACATCAACGCCACGGCCCAAAGTGAAAACCGCATGCTGACCGACGACGAGCGGCGCGACTTCGATGCGCTCTCGGCGGAATTCGACGTGCTGGAGGGCGACATCGCTCGCTACGAGGCCAACGAGGAGCGCAACCTGCGCATGCGTGCCTCGGGCAGTCGTCAGGTCGACCCGACTCCCGGCAACCCGGCCAACGGTGGCGCGCAGGGTGGTGAGCCGGCCGCAGGCGGCGTGTCCAACCAGACCCGCGCACAGGCCGATGGTGGTCGTGCTCGTGCCTCTGTGCCGGCCCAGCCCCGCGACAACCGCGGCGCGGGCACGTGGGGGTTCCAGTCGTTCGGCAATTACCTCGCGTCGGTGCGCAGCATGTCGGCCAAAGGCGGCACGCTGGATCCGCGCTATGTGCAGAACGCACCATCCACTTTCGGTCAGGAGGGTGTGGGCGCCGACGGCGGCTTTGCGGTCCCCCCGGATTTCCGCACCGAGATCGTGAAAAAGGTCATGGGCGAGGATTCGCTGCTGGGCATGGCTGACCAGATGGTCACGTCGAGCAACGCCATCACCGTGCCGCTCGACCAGACGGCGCCGTGGGACTCCAGTGGTGGCATTCAGGCGTACTGGGAATCGGAAGCCGGCCAAAAGACGCAATCCAAGGTCGCACTGAGCGAGTTGACCGTCAAGGCCAACAAGGTCATCGTGCTGGTACCGATGACCGACGAGTTGCTGCAGGATGCGCCGTCGATGGCCTCCTACGTCAACAAGAAGGCCCCGGAGAAAATCTACTACAAGACCAACGAGGCGATCATCAAGGGCACGGGCGTGGGCCAGCCGCTGGGGATCCTCAACTCGGCCGGGACGATCACTGTGGACGCTGTGAGCGCGCAGGCCGCCGACACCGTGGTGTTCCAGAACATCATGGGCATGTACTACCGGATGAATTCGAGCTCGCGCCGCAAGGCGGTTTGGCTGATGAATGGTGACGCCGAGGAGCAACTGGCGTACATGAAGTTCATCGACCAGGGCTCGGGCAACGCGATCCCGGTCTACATGCCGCCTGGCGGCTTGTCGGCTACCCCGTACGCCACGTTGCTGGGTCGCCCGATCATCACCAGCGAAGCAATGCCGGCGCTGGGCGATGCGGGCGACATCATCTTCGGTGATATGTCGGCCTACATGGCTGTCGTGAAGGCGGGCGGCATCCGCCAGGACGTGTCCATCCACCTGTTTTTCGACTACGACATCACTGCGTTCCGCTTCGTGCTGCGCATCGGTGGTCAACCGTGGTGGAACAGCGCCATCGCTCGCCCCAACGGTCAGCCGACTCGCGGGTTCTTCGTGGCCTTGGGCGCACGCTCGTAAGAGCGGACAGACGGGGGGGCTTCGGCCCCGTTTCGGCATAACCCCATCATCTTGAAGGAAACACATCATGTCCGCTCAAAACACCACGCCCAGCGAACGCGCCGCGCTCCTGGGCAATATCGCCCCGATCTCGCAGACCGTTGCGGTCAACACAGGCCTTGTCGCCATCAAAGACTTTCATCGCCTCTTGGCGGTCGTCAAGGTCGGCGTCATCGCATCCAGCGGCGTGGTCAACGCCAAGGTGCAGGCCGCGGTGGGGTCGGGGGGTTCGCCCGTCGACATCACTGGCGCTGCGATCACAGCGTTGACTCAGGCTGGCTCTGACAGTGGCAAGGTCGCCCTCATCAACGTCAATCTCGACAAGCTGGCCGGCGAGGGGTATACCCACGCGCAACTGGTCATCACGCCGTCGGTTGCCGCTGCGCTCATCTCGGGCGAGTTGTGGGGCTTCGACCCGCGTTACGCTCCTGCCTCGGACAGCGACAATGCTGTCGTCGACGAGATCGTGACGGTCTGACGGTTTCGGTGTTGCCATCGATGGGGCGGTGGTCGGTTGGACGGCTCCCGCCCCGTTTTTCTTAACTGGAGTACCTCATGGTCAAAATTCGATTTACACGGGACACGAAACGCAGCGAAGGCAAGCGTTTGTTTCTCGCCGGGCAGGAGACGGAGGTGTCGACGAGTTCGGCGCGCCACTGGTTCTCACGCAACGCCGCCATCCCGGTGAAGGCTGCGACTGCCGCCCCCGAGGGCCTGGCCGCGCACAACCGCACCGTCAAGGCCATGGAGCAACAATTC